TTCCTTTTATAAAGAAGGAATATTTTCAGGATACTAATCAAAAGATCGTCTTTGAGGAAATTTTTTCTTTTGTGGGGGAGTATAATGAAGTTCCTACAAAAGAAATTCTTTCTATTGAAATTGAAAAGAGAAAGGATATTAATGAGACTTCTTTTAAAGAACTTACTCATTTAGTTAGTTGTCTTGATGATGAACCAACTGAATTTGAATGGTTGGTTGATACTACAGAGAATTGGTGTAGAGATAGGGCTATATATTTGGCTTTGTTGGAATCTATTGCAATAGCTGATGGTGGTAATGAAGAGAAGAGTGCTGATGCGATTCCAAGTATTTTATCAGATGCTCTTGCAGTTTCATTTGATAATCATATAGGACATGATTATCTACAAGACTACCAAGAAAGATATGAGTCTTACCATAGACGTGAGGACAAAATTCCTTTCGATTTGGAATACTTCAACAAAATTACAAAGGGTGGAATTCCTAATAAAACTCTCAACATCGCTCTTGCAGGTACTGGTGTGGGGAAGTCTTTGTTTATGTGTCATCTTGCTAGCTCTACCTTACTTGAAGGTAAGAACGTTCTCTATATCACGTTGGAGATGGCTGAAGAGAAGATTGCTGAACGTATCGACGCCAATCTCTTGAATGTTAATATCCAGGAAATTACAGATCTTCCCCAGAATATGTTTGAGAGTAAGGTAACTAATCTTGCTCAGAAGACACAAGGAACTCTTATAATTAAAGAATATCCAACAGCTTCAGCACATAGTGGACATTTTAAGTCACTCCTTAGTGAATTGGCTCTCAAGAAATCTTTCAAACCTGACATCCTTTTCATTGATTATCTCAACATATGTTCTTCTTCTCGATATAGGGCAAATAGCAATATTAACTCGTATTCATATATTAAATCAATCGCTGAAGAACTTAGGGGTCTTGCTGTTGAATTTAATATACCCATTGTTTCTGCTACTCAGACTACTCGTTCCGGCTTTGGTAGTTCTGATGTGGATCTCACAGACACCTCTGAATCTTTTGGTCTTCCTGCCACTGCTGATCTTATGTTCGCTCTTATATCAACCGAAGAGTTGGAAGGGTTAAATCAAATATTAGTTAAACAGTTGAAAAATAGATATAATGATCCCACCATCAATAAAAGATTTGTAGTTGGAATTGATAGAGCTAAGATGAGATTATATGATTGTGAGCAATCTGCTCAATCAGATTTGATTGACAATCAAAAAGAAGAGGAGTATAATTATGATGATAAACCTAAGAAATCTTTTGAGGGATTTAAGTTCGAATGACAAAAAAGGTTGATTTTGATAGGTACACTGATTTCGTGGATGCTGTCACAAGCGATAGTAGTAAAGATTATAAATCTTTTATTGAGAGTCTTGGTGCCCTTGATCGAGAGGGTGCCAATATTAACCGTCTTACCACTAGTGCTGTTGGGATTAGCGCTGAAGGCGGTGAGTTTATGGAAATCGTTAAGAAGATGGTATTCCAGGGAAAACCTTGGAATGCCGATAACAGAGAGCATCTTATTATTGAGTTGGGTGATGTTCTTTGGTATGTGGCACAAGCTTGTATGGCTCTTGAAGTATCGTTTGATGATGTCGTAGCAACTAATGTTGAGAAATTGAAGAAGAGATATCCTGGTGGTGAGTTTGATGTTTATCATTCAGAGAATCGTAGAGAAGGAGATCTATAATGAAGGAAGAACTTCTTGAGTTATTAAAAAAGGATGCATATCGGAAAGGAGAGTTTAAACTTTCTTCTGGTAAGAGGAGCGATCATTATGTGAACTGTAAACCAGTAACATTAACTGGAAGGGGATTAACTCTTTCTAGTTTATTGATGCTAAAGGAAATTGATACTCAGGTAGTAGCAGGACTTACTTTGGGTGCAGATCCTTTGGTGAGTGGAGTTTCTTTGGTATCTGCTCTGGACAGTAGGATGGTCAATGGATTGATAGTACGTAAAGAACCAAAAGGACATGGTACTGAGGCATGGGTAGAAGGTTTAATACCAGATGAAGGAACTAAGGTTACTATTTTGGAGGATGTTATTACTACTGGTGGTTCAGCCATTAAAGCAGCAACAAGGATTCGGGATATTGGATGTATAGTAGAACGTGTAGTTGCTATTGTTGATCGTCAGGAAAATAGAGAAGCTGATGAGTTTATGGAATCAGCTGAATTGGAACTTAAGAGTTTATTTACTTTGGAGGATTTATTGAAATGACTTTGTGGATTGGTTTGATTTTAGCACTATTAGCACTTAGTGTAGTTGAATTTAGAATGTTGGGATTTTCGTTGTTAAGTGGAAATGATAAGGATTCTCAATGAATTATAAAGATTCTGGTGTAGATATAGAATCAGGAAGAGAATTTGTAGAGAAAATTAAAGAAAGAGTTCCTTGTATTGGTGGATTTAATGGGATAATGAAAATCCCTGGAAAATATAATCATCCAGTATTGGTTTCTGGTACAGATGGTGTAGGAACAAAGATAAGTATAGCTAGGATTTTGGGGGATTATACAACTATTGGTATAGATCTTGTTGCTATGTGCGTCAATGATGTAATTTGTTCTGGCGCTAATCCTTGGTATTTTCTTGATTATATTTCTACAGGTAAGTTGGACCAGGATATTTTGGGGAATATATTAGAAGGTATTATTAAAGGATGTGAGATGTCAGATATGCAGTTGTTAGGTGGAGAGACTGCTGAACATCCTTTACCAGGACCTCCATATGGAAGTCCAACTGATATTGATCTCGCTGGATTTTGTACAGGTATAATAGAAGAAGATGATTTGATTACTGGTAGTGGTATTAAATCTGGTGATGTTGTTATTGGTATGGAGAGTAGTGGAGTTCATAGTAATGGATATAGTTTAATTAATGATATGATATGGAGGCAGAAGATTTATCTTAGAGAGATGCCTGAGTTGCTTACACCTACTACAATCTATGCTCCTGTTGTAAAAGAATTGATGAAGACTATGCCTATTATGGGTATGGCTCATATTACTGGCGGTGGTATACCAGAAAATCTTCCAAGGTGTTTGCCTGAAGGATTGAAGTTAGATATAGATTATAATGCTTGGCCTGTGCCAGAAGTCTTTACTAAGATAATGATGGCCGGTGAAGTTTCAGAAGAAGAAATGAAGAGGGTATTTAATCTGGGAATAGGATTTTGTGTTATAGTTCCTCCTTGGGCAGAGGATGATGTTAAGATGACTATTATCCCTTATCATGATTGTTGGACTATTGGGCACGTTCTAGATAAATAAATTACATATGATGTAACAAATGCCACAACAAACACTTAAATTTACTATCAAACAAGATGGCACCGTAACCGAAGAGGTTGTGGGTGTGGTTGGGCCTAATTGTGAAAAACTAACTGAGCGTATTGAAGAGAAACTGGGAGTAGTTCAGAGAGTTGAACATAAACCAGAGTATTATCAGCAAAAACAAACCATTGAAGAAAATGTCTCACTTCACATGCATCAAGACTAAAATTAAAGAACGTCCTTATTTGATTGAGGCACTCGAACTCATGGGACATAATGTTCTGGAAAATAGACTGCTTGATAATCCTTCTAATCATCAACACGAGCAGGTTCATGTTGAGGTTGCTCTTAATAATGATGTTGGATTTAAGTGGAATAAAGAGACAGAAGCATATGAATTAGTTGCTGAACTTGATGCGTGGGATTTGGATGTTCCTGTCAGTAGATTTATTGAAAAGCTTACCCAACAGTATGCAAGAATGGCTCTTTATAATACTGTAGAAGAAGATGGGTGGCAAATAGCAGAAGAGTGGGAGATGACCGATAATAGTATTGAATTGGTATGTACTCGGTGGGTTGCTTGAAGATATAAATAATCCTAGATATGTAAAGTGTTAGTCCAATGTCAGATATGAGTAACCTGTATAAGGCTTATGCTGCTGTACATGATGATAAGGCTAGAGAGAACCTGACTGATCAAAGGGATGAAATCAGTGAGATGACTCTTACTCAACTTACTGATGTAGATCTTTATGAGATTGCTGAGGAGATTGTTGAAGGTCTTTTTGCTGAGGGAAGAGGAGTTTCTGAATCAGAAGGTTTGGTTCAAAGTACTCTAGCTGAGGCAGCTGCAGAAGGCAATGAATCAAATGTTAGAATTGATAAAATTACTAGACTTGAGGAAGCATTTGTAAAAGCTTTTGCTAAGGTGAATGAGGCAGCTCCAGTTAATGCTGTTGAGACTTTCATGAAGTATCGTGATTCTAAGCCTTTGGTTGAGAAATGGTATGATAGGGTTAATCATGAGCATGGCAATGAAAAGATTCACCAGAGTGTAGTGGCTGAAGACAGGAAGGTTGTTCTTACTGGTCTCGAAAAGATGATTGATGAGATGAGTGGTGGTTTGAAAGTAACTAGTGAAGCTACTTATGGTGGCCAAAGTTTGGCAAAGAGGGAGAAAGATGATGATGCCTTTGGTTCTCCTAATCCTAAGAGAAAAAAATATGTAGTAACTAAGGCTGATGAGCGTGCAGGCACTGAAGCTTCTAAGAGATATAAGGCAGGTAATCCAGCTTATACAAAGGAGCAAATTGAACTTATTAATAGTTTAGAAGAGTCTGGTAAGTTCACTGATGAAGAGATTGAAACTATCCTAGAGAAGGAAGTCAAGGTTAAGGATACTTACAAGACGGTTGCAGCTATTGTAGATTATGATAGGGCAAAGAAAGGTAGTGAGGATGCTACCTATGATAGTGATCATGGTAAGAAGAAGCAGGCTAAGAAAGAACGTGACTATGCTGCATGGGAACGCAGTAAGATGAAGAAGGATGATCCCAACTGGAAGAATAAGAAGTATCACACTGGTATGCATGGTGAGGAGGTAGAAGGCCTGGGAAAGTCTGAACTTGAGGAGGAAGATAAAGATCTCAAGAAGAGAGCTCAATTTCATACCTCCAGGAAGGAATTTAAGGCTTATCAGCAAAAAAAGGAACTTAAATATTGGAAAACAAAGAAAAAGAATCCAGTAAAAGCACCAAATCAGCAACTGAAGGGTTTGAGTAATTATGTAGAAGGTCTTGAAGTTGTTTCGGAAAAGGATTTGAATGCTAAGGAGAGGAGAGCACTTCCTGATAGTGATTTTGCACTACCTGGAAAGGGTGAAGGTCCTCAAGGAAAGCAAGCTGGTTCCTATCCTATCCCTGATAAGACTCATGCCAGAATGGCACTAGCAATGGTAGCCAAGCATGGAACCTCTGCTGAGAAAGCGACTGTTCGTGCCAAGGTAGAGAAGAAATTCCCTGGTATTAAGGTAAGCGAAGAAGTACAACAATTGGTTGATTCTCAGAAGTTCTCACAAGAGGAGATCCTAAGATTGATCAGTGACTGAGGAGGTTTAGATGGCTGCTAAGAAAAAGCAAGAGAATGAGGCTTTTCTTTTAAGTAAAATTATTGGTTGTTGTGCTGAAGCTCTTCCTAAGGAGGCAGATCGACAATTTGAAGGGACAGGGCGCACGGTTATAAAGTTAGAGATAAAGTATGATGGTAGATCTGCGCTTAAAGAGAAGATTGAAAAGTGTCTTACATCTAAAGGTATAGACCATAAACCTATTCTTTATAGTAATAGTAGATTTGCTGGAACAGAGATCCCAGATCTTAAATTTAAAATAAGATATAGGCCAAAGAACAAGACAAAGGTTTCTACAGCTGTGGCTGAATCTGCTCAATGTCTGTATGCTGCTCTTGCTATGAATGTAGTAAGGGGTGATATTGAAACTAATACATCTAAAAAACAATTAGAACAGGCTTGGAAATTTTGTCACTGTGGGGGTACTACTTATGCCCAAATTGATAAACAATTAAGTGAGGAGTGGGTTGATTCTTCTATAATAGGTGGCAATACATTACGTAACCACTATTCTACTGTTAGGGATTTTGAGTTCCATAGAGATAGTCCTAAGGTAAAGGATATTGCAGATACCTTTTATAGACTTAAAAGAAATGATCCTGAGTTGAACATAGATATCAATAAGTGGTCTCCTGCTGATATCTACTTAATTAAAAAGGGATTTGATGTTAAAAAGGCTTTGGCTCCTGTAAAAGATGTTAAGACTTTTAATTATAGAATGTATGTTTTGTTGAAACAGAAGAAGGTAATAGGGGTATCCCTTAAAAAATTAGCAGGTAATACCTTAACACCTATAAAATCTCAGAGAGGAGACATTACGGATGTAAACTTCCCTAATGGAACTAGTAAACCAATAGATATTACGTTTGAGGGTATTGCGTCCCCTCCTTTTTCTACAAGTGGGTATATAAACCTTAAAAAGGGTACAATAAAAATGTCTATAAATCTTAGAAATTTCACAGCTTCTGGTGGATTTTCTGGAGAAGTTTTACAACCTGGTAGTCCAGCAAGACATGGTAAAGTATCTCATGGACCTCTTAGTGAGCAGTTAATAAAGCATGGTTTGAAAGATATTCCTGGTAATATTCCAGGAAGAACAGCTGCTCCTAATGAAGCTAAGTGGATGGCTGGTATGATGGGGAAGTTGGACAAAAATGGTAGCTTTTTAGATGGGAATACGGTAGCTCAGATGGAAGATACCTTAAAGGCTAGTGATGATATTAATTATATTAGTTCTAAGTATTTTGTATTGAAAGTTTTTGAAAGTATATTACCTATATTAAATGACCAAAAGAAAATGGATTCTTTAACAGAGACTTTGTTTAGATATGCTGGATCTAGGATTAAGACTCTTGGGGGAAAACAAATATCAGGTCCTTACTTGAAACTTACGTAAAAGTATGGTATAATATTCTTTGTATTCAGTATAGATAAATAGTTGGTCGAGGAGTATTTTCTACTAAAA